TTCACCATTGATTTCGCCTGCCATGAATGGAATATCTGCGATCATTTCCTTCGATACTTTGATGAATGCAGTGATTTTTTTCACATCGCATGATCTTTCAACTAAATCGAAATCAGTTTGCGTTTTTGGCAATCCTTCGCCCGTCATTCCTGCCACCCCTGGATCAGGGTTTGCCTGCTCAATCCATACCACATATTTAGATGTAGTTCCTGCCGAATTTACCAATTCACGCATGAAAGGCATTCTTCTTTGAACGCGAGTAAATCCACCTTCCAATGTAGAAAGGCCAACCGTTCCACCTGAATAATTGTTGCCGATTGTCATCGTTCCTGCTGCCTTCACATCCAATTTCACTGATCCTGCGCCTTTTTCAGCGATTTCCAAAATGCGATCTTTCGCGCTTTTGAATGCATCCATGATTGAATGGCCCAATGATTTCGCGCCTGAAGATTCGATTTTCGCTTCTTTCAATGCTTCCATCTTTCCTTCGATTTTTGCGATTGCCATTTTCATTTCCATTGCTTCCGCATTTCCTGCTTTTTCTGCGCTTTCTTTTATCGCAACGATTTCACTTTTCAGGCCTTCCATTTCTTCTTTTGAAATGAATCCTGATGTTTTTTCAGCGATCGAATTTTCAATTCTTTGAATCGCTTCTTCTGTTGTCATGCTATTTTCTGCCATGATCTTTGATTTTTAAGTTAATTTATTCACTATTTCTGCCCAATTGAATGCCTGATCTTCAGATGGCTTGCTGATCATGAATTGCTTTTGCTGCGGATTCATTTTTGCAAGTTCTACCAATCGCCCATTCAAAAATTTTAATTTCATTTCTAATTCGAATAATCTTTCATCAGTGCCTTTGCCATTGAATAATGATTTGCTGATCACGCTGATTTCATCAGATATTCGATCAATGATGCCTTCTTTTCCCCCTTCAGCTTTTGCCACTTCCACCACATTGGTAAATTCATTCGCGCCAAATGTAACTGCCGATCCTTCGAAAAGCTGAACTTCATTCACTTCATAAAATCCCCCTGATTCCATCGATGCATCTTCAATGAATCTGATTTTATCTTTTATATATCGGAATCCGATGGAATGTTCCCTGATGATTCCTTCCTGATAATCGATAAATGCATCATTTCCATTTGTTGATTCGGATAATTTTCCCACTGCAAAAAGGCCTTTTTGATCTTCTTCCAATCGATTGAATTTTCCAATGGGCATTTCCCAATTATGATATCGAAGGAAGGCGATTTTTCGATTTGATCCCGATAATGGGCCGCGTTCCTGGATTGATTTGGCGAATGCACCCCTGCGAATGATATCATTATCAGAATCCAATTCATCGAATGCTGAAAGATATATCGCCACTTCGCGGCTGCCTTCATTGAAATCCTTCAGGATCAAATTTTGGCTTTTCAGCTGATATGTATTTGTGTTTTTCTGCATTGCTTTAATCTTTATCATACAAAATTAGTTAAATTTGTGGATAATAAATTCATAAACATGGCAAATTCTTTTAATTCTGATTTTTTTGAATCCTGGTTTGGTATAAGCATCTTTAATGATAATAACAAATATCAGCCGCGCTTTATTAACGAATGGCGCAATTCCTTTGATCCATATTCATCCCGAATATGGGGGCAAAAGACTGCCGTTTGGGTAGATACGGAAGATGCATATAAACATTATATTGAAATTCCTGAATTGCGAATTGTTGTGGATAAAAGGGCATCAATGATGGCATCAAATATTCCACTGCTTTTCGATGCCAATGGCGAAAGAATTGAAAATCATTGGTTCATTGATCTGATTAACAAACCAAATCCAACGCAATCATGGGCCGATGTTATTTATTCATTATCAGTAAATGATGCCCTTTGGAGTTCTGCCTTTGCATATTGCCCCAAAAGATCATTCGGGATCAGGAATTTGATGCTGCCATTGCCATCTGATAAAATGAAAATAAAGCTTTCAGGAAAGAAGCTGAAGCAAATGGATGCTGATGGATTGATTAATGGATTTGAATTCTGTTATGATGAAGATATTGAATCGCTTACTTTTGATGATGTGATATATTTGGCCACCACTGACGGGATTAATATTGTGAATCCATCATCCAGGATCGAATCATTGAAATATCCCCTTTCAAATATTAAAGCACAATATCACAAAAGGAATGTATTATTGGAAAATATTGGCGCAATCGGAATCCTTTCAGCAAAAAATTCTGATATGGGTGGCGCAATTCCAATGACTGCGGAAGAAAAAAAGGAAATTCAGTCATCATGGTATCGCAGATCAAAAGATGAAATTCTGATCACTGAATCCGATGTGACCTGGAATGCAATGAGTTATCCCACAAAGGATCTAATGCTTTTCGAAGAATTGAATGCTGATAAAATTGCGATCATTGATGCATATGGCCTGAATTCATATCTTTTCAGCAATGAAAAGGGATCGACCTTCACCAACGTAAAAGAAGGCGTTCGAATGGCTTATCAGGATACAATCATCCCCGAAACGCAGCAAATGTATGATGCCATCGCGCAGCAAATTGGCCTGAAGGATGAAGGGATCACATTGATCGCAGATTTCAGCCATATTCCTTCGCTTCAATCAGATGAAAATCTGAAGGCCCAATCGATGAAAATAAAAGCTGAAGCAATTGAAAAGATTATCCAGGCAGGCGTTGCCCTGAATGAAGAAGAAATCCGCGAAATCAGCGGATTGAATGATCTTTTGGGATAATGATCATGAAGCGCATCAAAAGATTCTTCGCATATCTGCGATGGTTGGATCAGGAAAGGATCAAAGCCATGATCCATTCAGGATCAGCATTCAATTGATCAGGCGAATTGCTTTTTGAACATCGCGCGAATAAACATGGCCAATCCTGCCATGCAATCAGGCGCATCATCATGTTTATTTTTGCCTTCTTTGCTGAAGGATTCCAAATTTTCCAAAAATTGATGATAATCAGGCGATGATTCAATGGCCCTGAAATGAATGAAATTTTTTATGAATGCCGATTGCATGATGATCCGCGTAATTTTATTGGTTTGATTATGGATTGATAATATTTTGCATTTTGTATGGCCCTGAAGCTGCCGCGCAAACATCGCGCCCATCGAATTCGATTCCACCCTGCAATAATTCACGCCCCATTCATTCAATTTCGCGGCCGCCAATGGAATATTCACATCAGTATTATCCCGATTCAATAAATAATCCACAATGATCACCTGATCATCAATGATCGCCCCGATTGCCATGGCCGTATAATCCATCCCTGCATCAGCCACATCGATATACGCAATGCATCCTGATATCTTTTCCCTGATCTTTTGAAATTCTTCTTCGCTGATCCTTTGCAAATTTTCGAAAAGTCGGCCTTCCAAATCGATCGGATGCTGCTGATATTCTGCCATCCAAATATGCTTTGGGGTTTTCTTTTGCTTCAGCGCATATTCTGCCGTTGTCATTACTGATTCGCAGAATGAATTGCCTTCATCATCCAGGGCCTTCACAATGATTTCCTGATCATAAACGCCATCAGATGAATTTCGCCCGATCACATCATTTCGCGCCCATCGCGTTCCAATATCAATTCGGGCGCATCCTGATTCGAATCGCGAATCATGCGTTGCTTCCTTCCATTGAATAATTCGATCATTTGTTGTATCTGAAAGGGCATCTTCCATTCCCCGATATAAATCATCAGTAATGGCCACTTTTGAAGCACCAAATCCGATAATCGTTCCCCCTACCCCTGCGCCAAAATATGAAACCATTTTTGCCCCGTTTACATTCCATCCCATCAGATTTTTTTTATCATCAGAAAGATTCAATCGGAATACTTCTTTGAATCGCTGCGATTTGACAATGGCGCGCACATCATATGAAAATTTTACATATAATGTCGCGGTGCAAGTATTTCGCATAACTGATTCGCGCGGATTCCTGCCCAATATCCAGGCGCAAAATAATGATGTAATATATGATTTTCCTGCCCTTGGTGGCATTGATATGGCCAATGATTGAATCTTTCCATCTTCAATCGCCTGGAATCCATCTGCCACTTCCTTCAGAAATGCGCGATCCCTGAAGAATTCAGCATCCAAATAAATGCAGAAATGCCAAAATGATCTGCGCGATAATTCCTGCAAAAATATCTGCTTTGCTGCATCACTTCTTTTCATCTTCTTCATCCTTCATCAGCGCAATTAATTCTTCCGTTGAAAGATCAGAAAGATCAGGCCCTGAATGATTATTGAAATCAATTTCCTGCTTTTCAATATATCCGCGCCCCCTTCCTTTGCACTTCAGAAAGAAAATTGTTGCTGCCGTTTGCCCTGCTTGAATTTGCCGATGCAATGATGATTCAGCGAAATCCAATGCCACTTCAGAAAGATCATTCACCTGATTCGCATAATCTTCATC